ATCTCCATAGTAACTGTCTGAAATTCCTGCTGGTATAGTGGCTACCTTGATCCGAGTGATACAGTAAATCAGCGGGCTTTCCTCGCGCTTCCCAGGCCATGAACAGCGCTTTCGCTGTCAGTGCAGAGTCCGGGAAAAATGACATCGCCCAGCCAACCGGTTTACGGGAAAACAGATCAAGCACAACGGCTAAATAAGCCCAGCGTTTACCCGTCCAGAGTAGAGTAAGAGGCAGGGCGTAGTCGGACTATTTCCCTGCCTCTCCTCTCCGAACCGGACGTGCACCTTTCAGCGCATCCGGCTCTCCATTTAAAAGCTGGCGAACGCCATTGCCACTTCAGTAAAACGCGATGTGTATGTGTTTCTGGCTTCCATTCTCAGATAGGGATTACCTTCAGGCAGACGCCAGCGGAACAGCTTCTTGCCTTGCCCCGCCAACCGGTACAGGATTTCGCCGCTGAGCTTACCGTGATTAGTTTTACCAAATAAAACCCACGTTTTGCTCTGACCCGGTTTTGGTGATTTACACCACCACCTCATCAGGGAAGCGATTCCTTTACGGTATTTGCGGGCCAGCCAATGAGCCAGCTTCCAGAACACCACACGGTCGATATAACGGAAGACTTTGGCCTTAAAATCAACGAACTGGTAGAACGCAGCCCAGCCTTTCAGTTTCCGGTTGAGCATCTCAACCATATCGACTTTGCTTTCACTGTAATTGCCTGATAACAATGCCGTCAGCGATGCGGCGAAGTTTCTGGCTTTCTCCTTCGGGATCGTCGAGACCACCCGCAGATCGCCATAACGACTGCGTTTACGGATGATCCTGTGACCCAGAAAGATAAAACCGTCATTGACATGGGTGATCCTGGTCTTGTCCATGTTCAGCCTGAGTTTAAGACTGTCTTCAAGCACGCCCCGACACTCTTCCCTGATGGCTTCCGCCTGTGCTTTGGTACCTTTGACAATGAGCACAAAGTCATCGGCATAGCGGCAATAAGCAGCGGCGGGTTTCCATTCCCAGTTTTCCCTGACTGCGGTACTTCGGCCTCGCTGGATACTGTTATTCCAGTACCATCGGTCCTTTCTGGCTTTCCCGCTCAGATAGCGTTTATGCAGATACTGATCGAACTCATTCAGCATGATGTTCGACAGCAACGGCGATATTACGCCAGGGTGCCGACAAACTCGATAGCGCCAGAGATTGTCGCAGAAACACCCGCTGCCGCACTCCCCAGCAGCCCGCCAAGGAATGTAAACAGGCCATTCACCAGAACCTCAGCGGAGAATTCCGCTTTAGGTGTCACCACATCGAGGCCACCAGGTGCCACGATTTTAATTTTCTTGGTCGTCGGATTTATTTCAAAGTAGGTTGAACCATCGTCACTGCGGAACTGCGCGGCGCTGGTACTGATGCCACTAATTTTCTTTGCCTGTGACTGGGGGCCAATAATCGCGAACGCATCCGATAAATCATGCTGACGGGAGTCTAGTGGTTCCTGCACACCGCCATTCTGAAACCAAAAATCTATGCACCGATCACCAAAAACCAATAAGCACTCATCCCCTGCTTTAATGGGGAATGTCATGGTGACGCCACCGCCGCGTGGGAATATTACAGGGACGTCTACCAGGAGCGGCAAATCTGCTGATTCCCTATCTCCAGATACTCCAGAATCATTGCCCTTGATGGCGGGTAAAACAGTGCAGGTTACGGCGTCAGCATCAAATGATTGAATAATCCCCGGCATAGCAACTCTTAGCTGGGTAGCGATAGAATCAGCGATTGTCTGTGCGGTTTGCTGTTCACCGCCGATTTGCGACTGGGTAGGAATTGGCATAAAAACTCCATAAAAAAACCCGCCAGGAAGCGGGTTGGGTTGATCGTTACAGTGGCTAGGTTCTAATTTGTGAGCCTCTTTAGCTCTTGCGCTACAGCATGCACATCATGAATTCCCTGCGCCGCTTCTACCACAAAGTCAGCGAAACCCTCTGTCGGAATTATGGGTGCACCATTCATATCCAGAAATACCATCGCTGATGCAACGGAAGTTCTTTTGTTTGCATCATTGAAGCCATGCCCTCGAGCTATTGAAAGCAACAGCGACGCGGCCAGTACAAACAAATCACTTTCACCTTGGTATGCATGAAGGTTTTCAACACGGGCCACCATTCCTTCAACAAGACCAATATCTCTGTATCCTGCCAGCCCACCATAAGACTCTAACTGACAGTCGTGAATGGCTATGACCTGCTCAACAGATAAGAAAAAAATCATTTATCTGCAAGTTCCTTGAACAAGGCCTGATTCTTTGGCTTGCCCATCACCCGAGCAAGAGACGCATCAAATTTAGCCTGCTGTAACTCTGCAAACTGCTCAGCAGTGATGACCACCATATCAGGAGCTGAACGGCGGGTAATCGTCACGGGCTGATTGACAGCGGTATCTAGTACGCTGGAAAATTTCTGACGAACATCGGAAAATGTCAGGGTGATCATCGGGGGACTCCTTAGACTGCCTCAAATTGTCATCAACTTAATTGTACAACTAAGTTGATGACAAAACCAGCTCAAGCCGATATGAGATCGTCAAAAAGCACAATTGAGTGTGCTATTTAACCTTAACGCAGTCGTAAGTCGCATACTGGCTCGGCGCATCCATGCTGGCTTGTAGCCACTGAGCGTTGAGGATAGCTTTACCATCGCGTCCGATAAACTCCATTCCGACCCATCGACCGGGCTGGTCAGTAGCCACGCGCCACTCAATTTTTACGTTGTTGTAATCGTCTTTGGTTTTCAGGAAGGTTATTTTTTGCGATTCTGGTTTCGCGCCATTAATTCGTGCGAGTCCGTCATCTGCCCAGTGAACTTTGAAATCCCCACATTGCGAATCAGCCAATGCCTGGAAAGAAAACAACGCAGCAACCGCAAGGATAATCCCGAAAATAGGCTTCACGTTCAACACCTCAATAATTGGTTTTCTGTATAGCAGTCTGATTGACTAAGTCCCGCGTACCGCGCGCGAAGCACATCAAATCCATGTACCACTCCTGCCCTCTTGTATCACCAGTATAAGTGATGCCTTTGACGATATAAACGCCATCCGTCGCAATGCTGGAAGCCTGTGCTTTGCTTGGCAATACATCCCCCTCAATATTACCGTTATATTCAGATGTACCGATCCTTGAGGGGGACTGCGCAATGTCGCCATTCCCTACCGTTGACCGGTAAACAGAGTTTTGATCGAGCTGGATGAGTCCATTGATACGGATGTTAGGGTTAATCAAGCAACGCACATTCACCCCCGCCCCCATAGTTTGCTGTGGCATACCAACAAGCCCGGTATCAGCGCTCAATACGATAGCTTCGTGAATATACTTATCTTCGGGAACCATCTGCACCTGCCCGTCTACCAACTGCCATGTTGCGTTACACTGTGCGGCAATATTATCCATGACGTTACGCGATGCGTTATAAAGTACACGACCGCGTGGGAAAACAGTTGTTGGCATACTACCAGTAATGCCCTTAGTCACGCCGAACGCGTTGAAACCCTGCATCGTTACATTATGCAGGTCAGCCACTGTGTATCCAGCCGCTATGGTAGTTTTAGTGCGTGCAAAAAGGAATGCCTCATGATCGCCAATAGCCTGAATGAGTACCCATGAATCAGTGATGTTATCTTTTCCTGTCACGGTAAAGCGAATATCACCGTCAAAAATAAGACCACAGTTCTGGTCATCAGTTTGTCCCTCTTGCCCTTCGGGAATATTCCGCACTCTCCCCACCTGACTAGCATCCACATCAGGCGCTATCCCATCATAACCAGCGATAATGCATATTTTAGAGAACTCTTGACCGAGTATTTTATTGGTGGTGTCAGTCGATAGATTGTAAATCTTCACATTCGCCACGCGCGGCCACTTCGTGTCTGCCCATTCGATCTGGAACGTAACCTTAAAATCAGAAAGCGATATACCCTTTCCATTCAGATCTAAAATCTGCAATTCGAAATGGCGCATCCAGTTAGTTGACATGTTTACTCCTGTACGAAAATGAGGTGGCTACGTCCGCCAAGATTGGTTTTAGTAGGGTGTTCAGGAGAACCATTGTCGCAGCCAACAACCATCGCACCGCTGATACCTAGATCTGGGTAACCTTAGCATTCCTGTACATGCGTGAAGCGTTAACGTAAGCCGTATTGCCCTCTCCTTTACCGCCAGACCTTTTATATGCCGCCGTGCTATTCAGGTCGATCAGGTATTCACTCACGAAACGAGCCTGCATATCATTAAGCCCGTACTCGTCAGGGTTTAATATGAATTCTGGTTCGCCATTTCCATCTACCAGGTATTCTGAATCTATTTCACTTTTAACGTGAACCGCTGGTTTTTTATGTTTGGTTCGCGGGTTCTTGTTTTGGTTCGCACTAATTGTCTGCGAACCTACATTATTGCGAACCTGTTCGTGTTTAGGCCATTCCTCAGCCTTTGCCCTCTTTCTAACAGCGGTATCACTTATACCGTATTTCTTGGCAAGCTCTCTGATGGAAAGAGCGCCGGAACGGTAGTCACGCTCTATGCCTCTCCAGTCAGTTTCTTTTGCCATGATTTTCCCTTAGTGTCATTACGCAGTAACCTTGGTAGGTTGCTCTGTGATGATATTTAGGCGTAAAAAAACCACTGGTTTATCAGAGCAGTGGTTTTAATATGTAATCCACAACAATCTGTTGGGGTTTACGTCTATAAATTTACTGACCTAATGCAGCCTGAATGGCGTCAGCTAATCCAGCGACCCCTTTTGAAGCATGCTTTAAATCTTCTTCAACTTTATCCGTCCTTGCGTTCGCATCCGCGGCATTAGCTGATGCTTTGGCTATCTCTAGTGCAGCCTGAACTGCAAGAAGTCTTTTCTTTTGCGCATCTGTAGGAATAGTGCCGGGACCAAAATAGTTATCTAACTGTAGTGATGTGATGGACGCCCCTTTCTAACGTAGTCAGTGCCATACTTTTACTGACTGAATTAATCTGGGAGTAACACCACATGAACACAATCAGAGTTGTTGGTATCGATATTGCCAAATCTGTTTTTCAGGTATGTGTTTGGATGGTTGATGGTTCCGTTGCCTGGAACAGAAAAATATCACGTCAGAAATTGCTGGATACGCTTTGCCAGTTTGAGCCGGGTACTTTAATCGCGATGGAGGCTTGTTCAACCTCTCATTTCTGGGGGCGAACCCTCAGTTCTATGGGGTATAGTGTAAGGCTTATACCCGCACAGCACGTGAAAGCATTTGTCAGAAGCCAGAAGAACGATGCAAACGATGCTCTGGCAATTTGTGAAACAGCATGCCGCCCTGGTATCCACTTTGTTCCGGTTAAAACCACGGAACAGCAGGATATCAAAGCACTGCGGAATACCCGTCAACTGATGGTTGAGCAGAGAACCGCGCTGGCCAACCAGCTTCGTTCTTTGCTCGCTGAAAACGGCCTCATTCTTCCCGTTGGGATCCAGCGTCTCCAGCAGCAGCTACCTGAACTTATTGAAGATGCATCTAACGATTTAACTTTCACGCTTCGCCGATTGCTTTCTTTATTGCGGGAAGATATGCAGGCGCTCAATGAACGCGTTACCTATCTGGATAAAGAAATTGCTGCATTGTCTTCA